ATTGATATACACCATCATATACACCATTCTTTTTCATATATTTATCTGCTAATGAGGCAATAGTCCAAACACCATCAATATCAATATCAATCTGGTTCAAAACCCAACCTCTAAATGTTTCATAACCTGCTTTCAATACTTTACAATCCATCATACAATAATATTCAGCATATTTCATCATATTGAATAAATTTTTTCCATCAACTCTTTTTACCAATCCTAATCTTTTCAAATTCTTTTTCATCATAACAAATTTTTCTTCTGTCAAATATTTTCTTGCTTTCTTTACATCAACCCAATTATCTAATAAATTTTTTCTATTATACAAACCATAAGGGAATACTTCTTTCTCTTGTTTCAATCCAAAACATTTACCAAACTTTCTCAAAGGCATAGCAATAAGTTTCAAACTATCTTTGAATTGTAATCTAACTTCCGTCTTGTTTTGTTTATAACTCATATATCTCGCAGTAGCATTCATCAATCCAGAACCTTTTGTTTTCTGGTCTATACAATATAAATACTTCTGGAAAAATCTGTAATCATAATTACAATTGTGTGCTATAAGTAATGCTTTTTTACATACTTTATCCATACAACCCATCTGGATACTATATTCACCAGTTTCATATCCACTTTCTCTTTCCTCTGTGTGTTTAACAATTGCTTCTAACATTAACTTACAACAACCATCACCATAAGCAACAATCTTTTCACCTTTATCACTTACAGCACACGCCATATAAGGAATATGAATATAAGAGTATAATTTCTTTTTTAGTTCATCTATTTTTGCTTTATTACCTTTTTTAGGATTGTCAATTAGTTCTTGTATCTCTGCTTCAATCTTATTGTTCTTGTATCTTTGTTTATAACTTTCTGTATCAAAATACCATTTCTTCCATTCTTTACCTCTTGCTACTTTATAATCTTCTTTATCAGCATCATATTCATTTTCTTTACTACATTCTTCTTCATCATATTCTAAATTATCAAAATCAAATGCTCTATCAACAAATTGTGTTTCTAAAATACCTTTATCAAATGATATAGGCATTAAGTATTCATCTTTATTTTCAAATAAAAAGTTCATTACTTTGAAACTATCAGTTTTTCTTTTTTCATCACTACTAAAACTATTCTTTCTTCTTTTATAAAAATATTTTATCTCATCTACTTCCCAGTCAGTATTTATCAACTCCCAATAATTTTTAAGAGCAAACATAGTGAAATCACATTTTTCAATCAAAAAATAATGTCTATCTACTAATCCAATCTCATAACATTCATTATGTCCTTTACCATATATGATTGCTTTATCACTTCTATCTTTTTTTCTCAATCTAATCTGGATATGTAATTTTTCACACACCTTCTTTAATTTACTCATAGGAACATCACGATTGACTACAAAACTGGTAAGAAGATTTAATTTATCTTTATTCATACCACCATTTTGTAATGCTTTATATAAACAATTATCTTTGTAATTTTCTGGCACTACCTCTGGATAAACACCATATCTACTCAAATCAAATTTAGTTTTATTAAGATACTTAAAAAATGCTCCACCCTTTTTTGTTTTTACTTTACCAGAAGCATCTAAATCATCTTCAACAAAATCAATAAACTCAATACATAATTCAGTTGTTTCACTCAAAACATAAGCATATTGTATATCACTTTCATCTACAACTACTTCTTCTTCTTCTTGAACTGCTTTTAGAGCATTAATTAATCTTTCTAAATTACCTTGTGTTAGTGTATAATATTTTTCACTTTCATTAACATCTCCATCACCTTCAATCTCAACACCTTTCGCATATAATAAGACCATTTCACCTGCTAAAAATTCCATAATAATTCTAATAACTTGTTCTATTCCTAAAACATCTAATGTTTCTTTTTGAATACATAATTTACCAGTTTTAGATAATTTAAATTTAATTAATCTTTTTTCAAATTCTTTTCTTACCTTTCTTGCTTTCAATATTTTTTCTCGCTGTTGTTCTACACCAGCGTTGTAATCTTGTGCTAAAAATTTATATGCGTATCTAATACTCCTAAATCTTTTTCCAGTTCCTCTTAACTCCTTTGCGTAATCCATTACAATTTTGTTTTGTGCCTTTACACCTTTTATGCCTTTAAAATTTAGACCAAATATTTTTCTCAATCTTCTTTTACTATTTTCTGCTATATCTATATTGTTCTTGAATGTGATGTAGCGTGGTAAGCGTGTGCTCGTCATTATATTATCCGTAGATAATAATTCGTTTTGAAAATCTCCTAAACTTTCCATTATACAATATATGAGGAAAATTATTTTGAGAAAAAAACGCCTAAATAAAATAAATTAAAAAATTTCTATATATTTTTTAAATCCTTAATAAAAAAAATATATTTTAGTGCGTTTAACATTTAACATTTACCAACCACCAGCAAAAGATGGTTGTGTATCTAATGTATCCATAGTAGGGGTAATTAACATTCCCTTCTGTGCTAATGTAGGCATCTGTGTAGGCATAGCAACTTTTTTAACATCTGGAACATCTGGTTTTTTACCAAATAGTTGTTCTACCCAATCTACAATACCTTTACCTGCTTCATATAGAGCACCTCCTTCTAAAACTGCTCCTGCCACTTGTAGTGGAACACCAACAATTGCCCCTACACCAGTAGCATCTAAACCAGCACCAACTCCTTCTAATCCTGCTCCAACACCTTCTTCAATACCTTCTGTTGCCCCAGTATCTGCTAATTCTTCTTCACCTGCTTCTAATCCTTCATCTCCTTCTCCTTCTTTTGTTTCTGTTTCTGGTGCGTCTTCTTTTGTTTCAGTTCCAGTTTCTTCTGGTGCTTGTGATGGTGTTCTTTCTGGTGCGTTGCTTCTTAATTGCTGTCCTCTCATATCTTCTTCTCCCATCTGTAATTGTTCTCCTGCTCTGTCAAAATCTATATCACCAGCTAATGACTTAGCAACAAACGTATTGGTTATTCCTTGTACAATAGTTGCCATTATCTTCTACCTCTTCCAGGTACTGGAATTCTTGCTTGCCCACTTCTGTAAGCGTCGCGTGTGTTTTTACCTTCAGCAAGACCTACTAACTCATTCATAGCTTCTTGGTAACGATTAGTGTAATTAGTGATTACTTCAGGTGATTCTTTGAGGTACGTCGCTGCTTCCAACAATGAGCCATATAACAAGGCGGTAGGATAATTATCTCCCAACCAAGACGTACCAG